TCGTTGAATTGTACACTGGCAAGATCAGCCTTCTCATCTAAAAGAAGAATGTCCGCCGCAATTGCTTTCTCAAGATAAGCTCCGAAGATGTAAGGTATTTCTACCTTCTGCCATTTTGCATGAACTGTTCCGTTTGTGCTTGGAGTGTCAGTTGTAGTTTGGCTCAATCCGTTTGCGTATTTAACCTCGTAAAACTCTCCAACGTCACGACTGTCAGTTCCTTCGTGATAAACTTGCTGACCCGAATAGTAGGTCTTACTTGAATCAAACTTGTCTCCATTTATTTCAGGAGATCTCTTTCTAAATTCTAAAAATATATAACCTTGATTTACATACGGAAACACAACGCCGATATCTTTAATCTCAAACGGAAATGTTTCGTAATCCAGATTGAGCCGGGGATCCTTTGAGGTTCCACGATAAACGGCACCAATCTCGGTCTTCATGGTTTTCTGTTCAAAGCCAACATAGGTTATGTAGCCTGTTAGCTCAGTCCAATCGGATCCAGTGCCGGGAGTGTTGTTGCTACTTGATGATCCGCTTGAGTTTGTCCAGTACTTGTCAGTGGTAGCATGGTAGACTTCAGCGTCTGCCGGGTATGCCGTTACTGAAACGTAATCATCCCTCCAGTACCTTTTCTCCACTGTCATTAGGTCAGGCCAGAACTCAAGTTCGTAAGCCTCCCTAAGACGACGATTCATAGCTCCACGAAAAAGCGTAAATTCGTCATTTGTTAAATTGGAATAGAGGCGGCCTGTTGATTCGACCGCCCCTTGCAAAACATTCTTAGCAGAAACCGTTCTCACTTTTGGTTACTCGGCTTGCTGCCATGTCCTACTTGCGTCTTTGTCCCAACTGACTTAACAGCCACTTCAGGATGACGCTTCACTACCCAGTTAAGGTAATCATTATCTTGGATAGATTCTTCCTTCCTTACGAAGTTTGACATGTATCCATCATAATCGAATCTAGCAACCAGCCGGCCAAAACCATTGATTGACCGGTGGTCGCTTTGATTTTCCTTGGCGATTTTCTTTTGATTGATTTCGGATTGAACCATTCGCATCTGATGACCGGTCACCAATTCCTTGATGATGGCATTCTTTTCAGAAGGCGAAAAACAATCTAGATTTACGTCAAGGTCTGACATTATTTAATCAGCTTAAATGCACCTAATCCAAGAGGATTTTTCACGCACAATCCGGCGATTGCGTCCACTGCAAATCGCTCGCCTGCACCTTGGTTAGGTAGCGGTTGAACTTGTGGTAACTGATGGAAACGAAGTTCCAAAAGATCCATGTCCAGAACGTAACCGTAAGACAAGTTAGGGTTAGCACCGGCACCATTACCAAGACCAGACCAGCTAATAGCTTTTGTCGGGTTTCCGGATTCGGAAGCAGTTGGGAAGTTGAATGCATTCCACAAGGTTGGCACCAACTGTATCGTACCGAAGTCACCCTCGTAAACATCGACGGTCGAGATGACCTTCTTGTCTGCGAGATTAGCTCCATAAGTACGAGCAACAGTAGCCGCACCAGTGCCGCTTCCAGTAGAAACCGCCGTGTAGTCCTTGAACCGTTTCTTTAGGTTAGGACCACAAAGCAATGTCTTCGTGGATATCTTGCCGGTTTGTTCGTAGATGCTTTGCAGCACTCCGTTTACCTGATCCTCCGTAAGTTCAGCAGCAGTCGTAATAGCAGTAGCACTGCTTCCGTTTGTTACGGTAGCAGCATCGTTATCAGTCGCATCCGCATCGAACACACTTGCTGCTGGTGTGTGATAACCAGCAGGAACAATCCCAGCAGTATCATGGTCATCAATAAAGGCACCAAGAGATGCTGTTTTGTTTCCTTTTGTTGAACTACCGGTAACTGCACCAGCATCATAGAAACCTTTTTTCGTTCCGCCAGTTGCAGGAATGTGATCCGCACAAAGGCGAATTTCCATGTCACGCTTTAGAGCAAGCAACTGCTTACGAACCGCATAGGCTCTTTGGTTGGCAACGCCAGCCAAGTTAGTTGCAGACTCAGTCAGCTTTGAAACCAATGCAGCACGACGGAACCATTGAACACGGTTGTCCATGATTGCGTATTCATCGAGTACATGACCAAAGTCAGACTCGGATGCCCCATCAGTGTTTGTAGAATCAAACCCGTGTTGCAGATCGCGTCCGTCAATAGTTGCGTTGTCCTCTGCCGTTAATTCCTTATCGACAGGCCATTCAAAGTTGAGGTTAGTTACTCCCCCAGCTTTCGGTATCATTGCCATAAGCGGACACTCTTTTGCATCCACTAGAGTTATGGCATTAAGTAAGTCGCGGTTACTGCCGCCCGGTGCTGGACCGAACACATTTGCAGCCGAACCGCTTTCGTCATTTTGAGTATAAGTATATAATGGTGAAGCCATCTTTTAATTCTTCTATTATTGAAGAACCCCTGCGTTCACTAGCATGTCATCAAGCGAATCTTTTGATGGATCCGAGAACAGTCTTTCTTTGGATGTTTCGTAGTTGCCTGCATCATCAGTTGCGGCTGGTGCCGCTTTTGGTTTGCCGGGACTTATTGGCTGCTTTTTGGGTTTTGCTTTGGCAGTTGCCTTATGTTTACCCCGTTGTTGTTCAATCATTACTCCCGTAACGTACCGAGCAATTTCCAGTCTACTTGTAGGTACACTGGCCAAAGCTGGTGATGCCTTAACGACTTCCCCGAAGACTTCCATTTCAGCGGATTTATCGTCCGCAAGCCATGGATAAAGTTGCTCGGCATGAGCGTCGAATTGTTCCTTGTGTTGAAGTTCGGTTTTTCTTCTAGGAATGTTTCTCGATAAGTTCTTCGAGCTATTCCTTTCGATGTTACGAATTTCTTTTCGGACTTCATTTTCAGAAACGTCATCCTCAATTTCCAATCCTTGTGCTTTAAGGTTTTCAATAACCTGATACAAACCATCATCCAGTAGCAGATCTTTTTGATCCTCGACAAAATCAAGTCTCGCTTCCTCAAGCGTAACCAAGTCATCCAGCTCCTTATTGGAGTTGATGTTGCCGAGGGGATTTGCTCCCGGTTGAATTGGTTGTGGTGCTGTAGCTTTCGCTTCCAACTCCTCAACACGATCAGCCAAGTTATCTCGCTCCTCTTCAGCCGTGCGTAATCTCCGAGTAAAACGATCAATCCGCTTCTGATACCAATCAGGCGAACCATCGCTTTTCTCTTCATCCTGTGAAAGAACCTGATCTTCCTCTTCAGTTGCTAACGGTTCTTCTATGTCAGCAACTTCCGGTTCTGCCTCCTCTTCACTCGAAGGGAGTTCTGATCCATCTTCTCCGCCAACCGCTTGAACCAATAACTGATCCAAACTAGGCAGCTCTGCATCTTGACCTGATGCGGTTCCGGTTTCTTTATCGACGCTTTCCGTAGCGTCACTTTCGTCGTTTGCCATGCTAAAATTTTATTACCCGCAAGTAGGTAGACATCGCTTGAGGTGCGAAGAACCCGCGACAGTTATAACGTGAGTTCAAGACTTTGGTTATACAAACAACCAGGTAATTGGGACGATTGGCATAATAGGAAAAATAAGAACAATTTAGTAAGATATAATGCTGTTTGAAAAAAACCGAAAAACGGCGACAAGCTTTTTTTTTATATTTTTATTTCCTAAGAACCAGATTCGTTTTTGTCTCGATATCGTCCAAATTCGAGATTTTTAAAAACCCGATATGTTATAATGGTGATTCGCTTACACGGTGTAGGTGAATTTGAAATCATAAAAAATACTATGAGTTATCATAATAGAAAACGGCTCCACAAAAGAGTCATGGAGGTTGGTAAAGTTGCTAACCCTAAACTTAAATCGATCAGTTCTGATGCACTAGATGAAATTCAAATACAGCAAGATGCATTACTTGTGAACTTAGTGTCACGTTACGCTAAAGGCGGAACTCGGTTAAACATTAATCGCAAATCATTACGCAAACCTAACACTGGTAAAGCATCTCACGGCAGTCAGGTTAGCGACCAAATGCTTTCACAGCTTAGTGTTGTTGAAGAGCTTTTGCGTAGAGTTAGAAACCTTGAAAGAGGACATGAATTTTTCATGCAGAAAATTGTTAGAAAGGAGGTGAAATAATATGGCATACGAACTTGAAGTTGGTGACTCTATCAATAGAGAAGAAATCCAAAGCACAAAGATCAAGTATACACTTGAGGCTTACGGTCACGATAGTGATGACAGTGATGCAGGATGTAATCCTGACGAACTAGTTGTGTTGGTTACTTGTGGTTATACATCGACCATTTATTCAGAGGCAAAAAAGCTAATGAAAAATTGGAAAGATGAATACGGCAAAAGGATCTCTATGATTCGGTTATTTAAGTATCGAGCTTTTTTCAATGAAAGCGGATCTGAAATCGGAAGACAGGAACTCGCTCACAACGACGCATCTCCAATCGACATTGAAAGCGGTTGGGTAGAAAACGTTGAAGAAATCTACGAAGATTAATCTGTAAACCAAAGGGATACTAAATCAACAGCCCCAGCACCGATTAAGGTGCCGGGGTTTTTTATTAAACTACTTCCCCAGTGGTTTCGTTTACTGTTGATTTACGAAGCTCTTCAATCCGCTCTTTGAGGTGCTTCAATGAGTAAACATACCCAGCACTCCAATGCCGATCTTCGGCTCCTATGCGAGAAGCAATTGCAGAATCAATTCCGTTTTTGATGAACTCATCAAACAGTTGATTCAACGCAATGTAAGTCACGTTATCATCCGTCAAGTTCTTCAACGCATATACGATTTGGTTAGTATCTAGTTTTGCATCCATAACATTAATAGCCGGAACCTTCACCGGCACCTACCGGTTGAACTCCGACCCGTCCTACTTCCGCATTCTGTCTTTGCATGACTGAATGCTGTAAGCTCTTAGAGTAGTTCTCGACAAGTGCCGCGAACCTTTCATCTCCACCCTCACCAAGTAACTCCTGATACTTTGGATTGTTGCCAATGATCTGTTGCATGAATTGCAACTTCATTTCAGCAGCAGGATCGTTCTCGGTGTATTGCGGTTCATTGCCTAAAGCCATGAAGCCAACATCAGAATTAACTTTCTCAAAAGCCTTCTGAGTTGCACCGGTCTTATCCTGAACAACCATGTCAGCAAGCACCGGATCAATCAGTGTTGCCTTGAACTTGGTGTAAGCAGCACGATCAATTACGCCTGCTGTATCTTCTGGTAAAACAAACTGACTCATGGCCTGCAACTTGGCAGACATGTAATCCTGATCAAGTTCGCGAACATCAAACACGGTTCGGAAATCGTAGTTGCCTTGAATCTCTGCTGAAGACTTTGGCAGTTGCATTTCCTTGCCAGCAATTCGTGCAAGCTCTTCGTCACTTACAAATTCCTGAATCAGTTTAAACATCATTGTGAACGCATCGGACCAGCACGACATGTAAGTATCCACCATCGATTGCCTACGCATTGCGGAAGTGTTTGGATCTATGCCGTCACCCATTCGACCAAAGTATTCATTAGCCTGCCTTTCGACATAAGCGATAATACCAAGACTCTCTGTTGGGTTTGACTTAGGTGGATCCAGATAACGAACTTCACCCTGACGCATTTCTGCAATTGCAGTTCCCGGTTTGAACTCATAGTTGGATCCGGATCTTGCGGCATGAACAATTGGAGGGTTAATAATTAAACTCGCTCGATCACTTAACATGTCTCTTTGAGTTTTTATTTCGTCCTGCCATGTCATGCAGATTTCTGAAACACCTCGACTGTCCACAAACTTTCTAGCTACCGATTCTCGTCTGTAAGCCACAAAAGGATATTTTCCAGACATGTAGTCAAGCATGTCTTTCTTCCCTGAAGCATCTGTAATGTGCGGCGTAAAAACGCAACAATGAATCCCCGGCATACCATCATCATCAAGTTCGCGATAATAAGCATAAACAATTTCGTATAAACCCTCCTGTTGTCCTGTGTCGTTTGTAAATTGAGTGTAAGTATCTTCATACACCATACCCGGCTGAGACTTAGTAGCTATAACACGCTCAACCCATTTCTCGTCAAAGTCACCCTGACGTAATTGCACCTCTGTCATCCACACTCTACGGAAACAATAACGTGCATCCTGCAAGTCAATTGTCTCCGGCGGAACAAAGAAATCATCGTCCAACCTGAGTGCAGTTATGAGTGGTGTGTTTTTTGTAACCTCTGCTACCGGGATTTCAGTTACTCCATTATTCCGCAACTCCTTGATTCCACGCCTTGCAGTGTTACGCCTTACTTCCATCAGGCTCGCTACCACTTCAATTGCAGCTTCCTCCTGTTCCGGATCCATAATCATCTGAGGCAAATTAGATTCAGCAGATTGCGGATCTGCTTCCTGAGAAAACGCAACTACGTCTTCCATTGTTATCGGCTTGTTGGCTTTTGTTTCTTCCTTCTCCCAACCTACCTGAAGAATTCCCATGCCGTATTGCTGTCCATAGTTGGCAAGCAAATGAGCTTCATGTCTTAGCTCATTCATTAGCTTGTTCTCCTTGTAGTACTTCAGGAGAGTAGTAACGATTGAAGACTGTGAACCATCACCTGATTCAGTTGGGCTTGCTCGAAGTATTCCACGTTGAAATGCAGTGGTTAATATGTCTGAGTTTTCACTGATAATTGTATCAGCTAAACGAACACGAACGTCACTTGCTCCGTCCCAAGGAAATACTTTTTTCTTTGAATGTTGATACTGGTGCTTTCGGCCATCATCGGTCTGGCCGTTCCATCTGCTAAATCGAATACTGTCTGCCTTGAACCAACTCGTATAGGTGTTGTTGAATCCTCCGGCACGGCTATATTCCGACGCGATCTGTTTAACGTCTAGTTTTGACATAATAATTTCTCCATGTATTCAGCTAGTTGCTGCTTTATAAATTTTCTTTTTCTGTGAACCGGTACAACGGTTCTTAGCTTCCCCGCATTCGCTAGGTATTGAAGCTCCTTGATGGTCAAGCCACTAAACTCTGACGCATCCTTAAACGATAATAATTTTGGATAAGTTTCCATTAATATGATCCTCCTCCTGAAACACCAACCATGTCGGTAGTCACAAGTAAATTCTCTTCTTGTATAATGTAGCGGCAACAGTCAATTGGATCCTTTGAACTGCCATGCTCCTTGTCTGCCCCCGTCCATTCGCGTAGCGAATAGATTAAATTTTTACAGTCACTGCTCACCAACAATTTTGGCATGTTGTCATCAAACATGGGCTTGTGAGAATCGTAATACAGCAAGTCATTTATCAGGGTTACTCCCTCCTCAATTTTGGCACCTGATGCCTGATCAAACCAAAGGCCATCTTCACCGAGCTTTAGCTCGTCCAAAATTTCGCGACCATCCATTGACTTTGCCCTGCCAGCTCTTGGATCTATCAGGCGTTGAAAGATTGGTTCGCCCTGTTCAAGTTCCAAAATCAAACGCTTGTATTCAGCGATACTGTTTGCACCTCCGCCAGCTCTCTGGGCCGGACCGGGTTGTCCATCAGGCTTAACTCCCGGCAACGCCCATTCACCCATGCTTATGTCTGGCCATTCCCGATAAATGTAGATCCTTCCGTCAACAGCTCTAGCCCATAGGAAGAACCAGTTACGAGCTGAAGCCGGATCCGTTACCATGAAATTCTGTCCACCTTTAGGAATGTCTTTTGGATCAACTATGTGACCATCCCCAAACCTTGGGAACGCATTACCAACAGAACTGTCAGCCCAACCATAGGCTCGGATCTTGATGTCACTGGAATGTGAACCATCAATCCTTTTGACAAGTTCCTTGTACGGGTTGTAAGGGTTGAACTTTGTGAAGAACCAAATAGCTGCCGTCTTCTCCTTATGGCATCGCATTGTGTAAGGCATCTTGCCTTTTGGTCCTGCCGGTATGTTGATACCCGGCAACAGTTCACTGTCCATCCACTCAGTCACTTCACCGCCTGAAACAAAATCCTTAACAACAGGAGTCATGCCTTCAACGGGAGTGAATGATAAAATTAATTTACCAGAACGGGTAACAAGCCTGAACCGGATCGTATCGAGCAGTGCCTTCGGAATAAGCTCATCAGCCCAACAGTAATCCAACTCCAATCCCTCGACCGTCCTTGGATCCTGAGAGTAATGCATACACCAAAGCTGGCTCCTGTTTGGCATGATGAAAGTGCTTTCAGTGAAACCATTCTTTTGAGTGTAAGATATGTTAGCAACAGTTGACCTGATCTTCCGGCCCTTAAATTCTTCAGGTAAATATTTGTACAATATTGGTTGTTGCGTTTGCAGGGAACTTTGGTGGGTTGTATGAAAGGCAACTATTCTAGTGTCAGGTTTCTCAAGTAGTTTCTTGATACAAAACTTTGCACAAAATTCTGTCTTACCTGAACGGTTGCCGCCTGAAATTAAAATGGCATCATTCTTTGAAACCAACTCCTCTGCATCCTTCCAATGAAAAGGCTCGTAGCCGTGATTGTAAGGATCCGATTTCTCAAGTGCTATCTTGGTGCCTCTAGCCTGCAAGGCTTCACGCAATTTTTTCTCACCGCCCTCCTCCTTGAGGATCAGCTTTGCGTCTTCCTGAGTTATTGATCTGTAAACAGGATGCGGCTCGTATGCATGTTTGTGCCAGTTCAAAACTTCTTCAAATCCTTCTGCTCAATTGCATAAACCTTGCGACCATAAAGTTCAGTCAGGTTGTCCTTTTCAAAGACATCATCCTTCTCCAAGTATCCGACAACCTTGAATTTCGGAATCCGGCCAGTAACCAGAACATAGTGAGTCGTTTCAGATTGAATTTTCTCAGGAGCAACCAACAGCCTGCCTTCAGGGTAGTGCGTCTGCTTAACGTCAACCTTGTTGCCTTCCTTTGTTAAACAATCAAACGTCAGCTTCTGTGGGCAAAGAGAAAAATCCGGATACAGATTCATGTGCTTACAGAACGCAACCTCTGCACCCATGCCGTCTATGTCCATGGTTTGAGGATCCAAGTTGCCACGCTTGCCATCCTGAATGTGAGCAGCCCTAGAAACGGAATTCCGCATCAAGCCAATCATCGTAGCCATCAACACTTCACCGTTGTCTAGGTTAACTTCCATCACTCTTTTACTGCCTTCGCAGCACCCTCCATAATTTCCTTAACCTTGTTTATGTCGTCACGATTCATAGGAGAACCCTGTGACATCCTGAAAGCCTGAACGTAATGCCAAAGGTCAATTATTTCCTCCTCGATATGGTCCAGAAAAAAATTAACATCCTTACTCTTTTCAACCAGACATCCGCCATGCTCATTCTGGCCTGCTATGTATTTATTGAACGCCTTATCTGTAAAGCGATTCACCGACTTATGTGCTATGTCTTCTGGACTCATAATAAATTCTTCCACCAACGAAACGCACTTGGGTTCTCCTTCCATAACGTGCAAAGCCCGGTCGCGATTCGCCTGCTAACTTGCTCCTCCTTGGTCCACTCAACCCCCATTAAATAACCAACAGCGTGAATGCACTCATGCAAAAAAACATCAGCTTTAGCTTCATTAGCTAAACCATCATAAATAACAATTGTCTGGTTATCGAAATCACACCAACCATCCGCCTCAGAACCAACCCAAACCGTCTTAGAACAAAACTCAATCTTGTAAGTTAAATTTAAAATTTTAATTCTTTTTGGTGCCTTCAATTTCATATCTCAACAGTCCAACCACTATCCAGCTTCTCCATCAAATCATTCAAAAACGTAAACTCCATCTTCTGACCCTCAACACCGTGGTGACTTGCACGGTCCCAAATTGCTTCTATCCAATACTGAAGCTCCTCATGCGTAGGCTGTTCTTTCGACTTCAAGGCACATTCCAGCTTCCTACCATTATCAACCATCAAAAGCTCAAAGTCCGGAGCGTTATCAAAAACAAACAACCAGCGTTTAGGTGAATTTCTCATCTCCAATATCCCGGCCTGCGAGGTGAAGGACCATCAACTATAAAACCGTTTGCATTCTTCTTGTACCGAATCGGACAAAGCTCGCCCCGCCCATTTGGCATGTAGAGTTTCGCATTCTTAACCCGAACCAGATCCTTGCCGTCAACCTCCACTATACGCTGGTTGCGAAATCTCCAGTTAGTCACCTTGCCCTCGATCATCTCAGGCTCCTCCACAACAGGCTCGTAGTCGTCCGGAAATAAGTCCTGAGAGACTTTCTTTATTCCGGAAGGTAAGTAGATCACCTTGTTGTGTTCGCCCCTCTCGTAGTCATTTCCCAGTGTGAGGAGCCGGTTGCGAATTTTCTTCACAGTCTCCCTGCACACTCCCAGATCTGCCGCTAAGTCCACCTCTGTCATTTGCTACCTCCTGAAAAACAACCGGGCTGTTGAGTTTGCATACTTTTGTTTAACCAGTGCCTCAGAGGGTGAGGGCTTGAGTTTGAAACAACCCGGTCTAAAGCCTTTTGTAAAAATTTTCCACATGGACTAATGAATATATGGGAGGAAAGGCTGCCGCCGAACCGACCCCCCCCGCCCCCTCTACATGTAGTGGTTGAGAGCAAATTGCAACCACAATATGTAGTGGTTAGTACAATTAGGATAATCCATGGTATATCAGTAGGGTGTAGCATTGATTCAGGAAACCCCTGAAAACATTGGGTGAAATGGACATTAGTGAGACAATCAATCATTCTTTCACCTCAATTATGTCTGCTTTAGGTAGCTTGTTTAGTAGATCCTCAACACTTTCTTGGGATAGTTTTACATGCTCATGGCGGATTGTTTGGGTTTCTCCACGGATTTGGCTGGCTTTTTCTATACTTATTCCCATCACAATCGATTTAGTTTTCGGATCTACAGACCCAGCTTCTAGATCATTTATTAAAGAATCAGCACATTGCTCACTAATATAGTCCAGTTTAGTAGCCATCCTTTTCTTGTGGTTTGGTATCAGGTCAAGGTGCCTTTCTCTGATGCCCTGAAGCGTGTTGAATCCCACTCCACTGAACTCTGCCACTGCACTTATTGTGGCACCGTCTCGGAACATCTGGAGGCATTGCCGGTACAATACTGGATCCACATTCTTACCTCGCCCTGAGTCAGGTGGACCGGGTAGGTTTGCTAGATCAGCAGGGAGGTGTTCATTCGGCTTCTTTGGAACCGGTTTTGGTTTATTGGGTGTGTCTTTTTGTGTCATTCTTTTTCATGTTGTTAAGTTTATCTTTGAGCCTGATAGCTTCGGAATCTCCGGCCCTACAAGCCGTTTCTAGCCCTATTAGTGCTGTCTTCACTTCACTGAGCCACGGCCTTTTCTTAGCTAAAATGCCTTTTGAGTAGGATTTCCAGTAATTCCTTGTCCCATAATTGCGTTCTAAGGCGTTTTTATTATCTCCGAGGGTCATAGTCCCATAGCAATTGGCTTCAATTCCTTACGCCTAGCCACAAGCCGTTTATACTGGTCTATCAAGTGTGGACTGACTCCATGCCATGAATATCCACCACCGGGTTCAGGGAAAGCGTGGCGTTCTTTTATTTGCTTCAATTCAGTCTCGACTAGTTCGAGTTGTTTTCTGGCATCAAACGAGGTTGTACTGGATTCCGAAACACGGTCAGCCCATGACTCAGG